GAATGCTTCGGCAGCATTACATGGATATTCTTGCTTGAATGCCTTGAAGCCATCCTGACCATTCACTGAGAGGTCAGTGATCTTTTGCCTACGCCAATAAATCTGTTCGTCAGTCAGCGTGTAATGGTCTTTAAGCTCGATCTCTTCCTCAGTTAGATTGAAATCTATAGGTAACTCTTTGCGGTACTCTTCTTGCCAAAACCAAGGCACGAATATGGCTATGTAGTCCGAAATTCCTGCTTCAGCGTTCTGCCAGACTTGATGGAAGTAATTACCTACACCATTGGCTGTTGATTCGAGCACCACTTCAGTACCAATCATATCTGGTATGGCTTGGAGGATACCTTTAGCGTGCTCTGCAGCATTAGCCCAGAATGCGACTTCGGAACCGTGGAACAATTGAATGGTAGCCGAACGCCCCACACTCTTATTCTCAGCTGTACCGATCTTATATCCAGAATCTAATCGGCCAAATATGAGCTCTTTGGTATTACTAGTTGTGACTTCTGGCTGGACTAGCTTAGGGCAATTGTCATGGAATCGTTTAGCCATCTTAAAAAGATTGCTTGTAGCATCTAAGGCGTGTGTCAGAATGAATGCCTGACATCCAAACCTATGCGATGTCTTATGATAGAATCGGCCGCCAATATACGTAGAGCAACCTTGTTGCCGACCTTTGAGAATGACTGCCCTAACCTTTCCGGTTAAACCACGTTGCTCTTCAAGCTTTGCATCAATATATTTCTGAACACGGTTTAATACGAAAGGCTCAATCACCCCAGACTTACTTCTGATCTTTAGACATTTAGCCGAATAATGAGGGTAATTATCTTTGAGGGTTTGCCTGATTTGTTTCTCTCTCTCGTCCATATTCTTCAATCCCGGCAATAATAGATAAAAACATATACGCAATCTGTGGCACTATAGAATTTCCTACGGCTTTAATTCTGTCCACCCTATTGGATAACCCATCATCTCTTCCACTAAGCTTGGAGTTATATTCAATCCAGTCTTCAGCATTAAGAGTCTTCCAAGTGTCAGGCTGGCATTGTGACCACTCTTTTTGTAAATCCTGTAAGTTCCGTTGGAAGTCATTTTGTATTCTGCACTTTTCGGCATTATCGAACCCATTGTTGCATCCGACGTCGTTGGTGTTGGCAACAATCCATAACCTTTCCCTTTTGTGTGGAGCGCCGATTGATGAAGCTGCAATAAGATACGCCCACCATGTGTAGCCTTCGGTTTCCAAGTCTTCGAGAATGGGGTCAAGCCAAGAAATGATTCCTGAAACATTTTCGAGTAATATCCATCGTGGTTTTGATGCTCGAATAACTCTAATAGTTTCTGGCCATAAATATCTGTCATCTTTCGATCCTTTTTTCTTACCACCAATGCTAAATGGCTGACATGGAAAACCAGCCGTTATAATATCGACTTGATGCCCCACATGTTGCCCCACAAGTAAAGTAAAATCCCTTATATCTGACAAGATAGAAACATTAGGAAAATTCTTTACCAATACTTTCTGGCAAAAAATATCAATTTCAACGAATTGCACTGTTTCAATTCCAGCCCAGCGTGCTGCTAAAGAGAATCCACCTATCCCACTAAATAAATCAAGAAGAGTCAGTTCTGTTTTCATGCAAGTAAATTAGTATGGAACTTCAAGGAATTCTCCCTCAGTGTTTTGAGCCAGAATATAAAGTGCCAATGCGTTAGCTAAATTGTTATCGCTGAACTGATAGCTATTGTCAGTTCCATTCTCAGGACTAAAGTAAACAAACCATTCACCATTTTTAATGGTTATGTTGTGCATCCCATGAATGAATGAGCTCAGCTCTTCAGAAGTCCATGCCGGAATATCTTTCTCATGATAAGATTGGTCTGCGGGACGCAAAGTATGCTTATCAGTGTGTGCATGATAGGCATATACATAGTAAGTCATCTTATCCGCAATCAACGGCATCAGCTTCTTTGCTAATTCCATTTCAATCACTAAGGAATTGAGATTCATTTTGGGAGTTCCATGAGTTTGTTTTCTAAAAGGTAGATAAGCATCTTTGCTCGGCAATTAACTTCAGATTCATCTGCTATAAAGAAGTGATTAAAGGCAGAATGAAGGACTATGTCTGTATTGCCATCATAATATTGGCCTTCCCAGTAATACGTACCTTGAGCATTACCTTGTAATTTATAGAACTGCAGATTAAATCTAATGTCGCCACGATTGATAATGCCCGGTAACATTTCTCCTAACTCGACAACCGTAAAAGCTGAAAAGCCATCTTCAATATTTAGATTCACATGCGGACTATATTGCTCATACTCTTTGCAAAATATGTATTGCAAATCGCCATGATCAAATCGATAGAACAAGCTATCTTGCTTAACGCCCAATTCTTTTAACTTCTTGGCGAATAATAGTGAACAGGTTTGTGAGCTAATATTCAATGGGAAATACCCCTACATCTTTCGATAAACAAACGTGACCTACGAGCTCATCGTTGGGTTTTTCCAGAGATTTAATCATGTCATCCAAATACCAACGCGCCTTTTTCAAATCCTCAAGGCCATTTTTGTCTGCAAAACGCCAAAGATATTTAACTGCATTACCAATGTTAAAACTCATGTGACGAGTGACATCAATACATTCAATACGTCGGCCACAGTCGCACTTAGCATTTGAATTGTTGTAATGCTTAGGATGATTCACGTTATCGCAATTAGCCATATGCTCTCTCATTTCTCTAACTTCTTTACTGATATCTTTAACTGCCATTGATGGTCTCTATAAATTTCTCTAGCATAAATCTAGGTATTAATATCTTCGTTACCGTATCCGCTTCTTTACTCGTGCATTCAATGATTACATTCTGGTTGCCACGATACATCATGCAATATTCATGATGTTCGGTGTCAAAAGACAGAGTGTATTCATTAAACGCATTTACCACTTCAACTATTTTCATTCAAAACCTCATCTGGCAAAATCGGATCAATGCAAGGATAGCTGTTATAGGCTTCAATCAGATTCTCTATGCACTCAGCAATAAATAGTTTGAATCTCTCATCTTCAATAGGAATATCTTTCGCTTCCATCTTCTGAAGACTAGAGCACGCAGCTTTAAAACCCATGCGATAGCCGAGTTTGTAATACTTGGATAATTCAGCTTTGTATTTGTCGTGAGTCATGTTCATTCTGTTTTTAATTCTCTTATGCTTGCTGGAGAAAGCAATGGAAGCGCTAAAATAATAGCTTTAAGAAAGTCAGCTTCAAGCATTTTATTCTCGCCACCAACTCGGATTAACAAATCAATATGAGAACATTCTTTAACTAGCCTTTGCATTTCCGCTAACGTTTGAAATTGTAAATGGTTCATTATTCCAATTCCTTCAAAGCATCTTCCTGCTTAATCGTGACGGTAGTTTCATTCTGAATTTTATCGCCATAAATCTTCGGTGCAAGTTTGGACGCATACCATTTTCGTGTATCAACTTGTAATCTGCGATGAGCTACTGCACCTGAATCAACTTTCTTATTTCCTGCTTCATCAAAGATAATGTCTTCGCTTTTATCATCAGAGATATCTATGATTTGTTCTACCATTAATTCTGCTTGACGAGACTTAGCTTTAGCGTATTTCTCGTTAAAAGAGTCATGTCTGTAGCGCCAGCGATAGATAATATCTTCACATGGCATCCATTCATGTAACTTACAGAGTTTATTTGTACCAAGCGGAGAAGTAGCTATAAGCTCACAAATTCTATCTGCGAGGTCTTCATTATAATCTGTTGGCCGACCGAGTTTTTTAGGCTCAGGAGCTTTATCCTGCTTAGGTTTAGCTGCCATGATTTAACCCTCAATATCAAGCTGCTGCATTTTCTTAGGCTTACGTTTAGCTTTCACCTTAGCATTAACAGGCTTACCTTTGGGAGTTTTAAGGTTTTTAGTCTCAACTGGGATTTCAGGTTCTGGTTTAAGTTGGGCTTCTAAGCGCTTAGCTTCGCTCTTAGTTGCATCTTCTCCGACTAACCAGCCTACGCCTTTGCAATTAGCGCAATCCTTGACGATACCGCCTAGCCCGGCCATTTTCTTTCTGCCAGCGCAAACTTCGCAACGGTTTAACGGTGCTCTAGCTGTACTCATTGTATGAATTCCAATCAATTTATGAATGATCTCAAGATTATACACCCTATTGATGCAACTTTGCTATCACTTTTAACCCT